AGCCTTCTCCGAGTCATTGGCAGCACAAAAATCCGCTGGACGTCTGCCGGCGATGCTGTGGCAGCACCGCCAGGCGGAGCCGATCGGCATCTACACCAGCATGGAAGAGGATGCGGTCGGCCTGAAGGTCGTGGGCCAACTCGCACTGAAGACCACCCGCGGCGCCGAAGCATACGAACTTATGAAAATGGGCGCGCTATCTGGCCTGTCGATCGGGTACGTCGTGCGAGACGATAGCTGGGACCGCCTTACTGGCGTGCGCACGCTGAAAAAGCTCGACCTTTACGAAGTTTCGCCCGTTACGTTTCCGATGAACGACGCTTCGCGTGTCTCGTCGGTGAAAAGTGCGATCGAAGAGCTCGAAGACCTGAAATCTGCGGAGCAATACCTGCGTGATGCTGGTATGAGCCGCACAGAAGCCAAGGCGTTTATCGCCAGGCTGAAATGCCTCGGACAGAGCGATTCTGATGGGGGTGAAATGCAGCAAATTGCCGAAGCGCTCAAGCGTCGAGGTGCAGTCCTGGCCGCATAAGCCAAACCGAACCAATCCAGACCGGCCTCGAGCCGGTTTTTTTACGCCCAAAGGAAGAATATGTCCGACCTCGCAGAAGTGAAAAGCATCATCGAAACCCAAGGCCGCGCCTGGGAAGAATTTAAGAAAGCCAATGAAGAGCTGGTGAAGGCGAAGGCTGATGGGAAAGCCGTCGGTGACCTGGAAGCCAAGATGGCTCGTATCGAAAAAGACTTCGCCAAGGGTGAAGAGATCAGCGCCAAGTTCACCGCAGCCGAGCAGGAGGTGAAGAAGGCTCAGGCAGCCGCGGCTGAGGCTAAGACCGCTGTCGAAGAGCTCGAAGCCAAGTGGGCGCGCCAGGGCCTGTTCGGCAAAGATGGGGCAAAGAAGTCGGATGTGAATGCCTGGGCCCGTGCTGTCATCGGCGCCCACACGACCGGCGTCGCCAATCTAACCCAGGACCAGCAGAAGGCACTGGCCGCTGTCGAGACCGAGTACAAGTCGCTTGGCATTAGCAATGATGCCACCGGCGGCTACTTGGCGCCCTCCGAGTTCGTACGCGAGATCATCAAGGGCGTGACCGAAATCAGCCCGGCTCGCCAGCTGGCGCGCGTCCGCCAGACCGGCAGCAAGTCGATCCTGCTGCCAAAGCGCACCGGCCAGTTCGCGGCTCAGTGGACTGCAGATCAAGGCAATCGCCAGGAAACTCCGGGTCTGGGCTGGGGCATGCTCGAAATCCATGCGCACGAGATGTATGCGCTGGTCGATATCTCGCAGCAGAACCTCGAAGACAGCGCTTTCGACCTGGAAGGCGAAATCAACTTCGAAGCTACCGAGCAGTTCGCTGTCGCTGAAGGCGCGGCCTTCGTGAGTGGCAGCGGCGTCGGCCAGCCCGAAGGCTTTCTGACCAACGCCGACGTCGGTTTCACGGTATCAGGCGCAGCAGGTGGCGTGACCGGCGATGGCCTGCTGAAGCTGAAGTACGACATCAAGACCGCGTACGCCCGCAACGCCAACTGGGCGTTGAACCGTACCACCTTGGGTAGCGTGCGGCGCCTGAAAAACAATAACGGCGACTACATCTGGCAATCGGGGCTCGCGAGCGGCCGTCCGAACACCATCGACGGCGATCCGTATGTCGAAGTACCGGATATGCCGATCGAAGCAGCGAATGCGTTCCCAGTTGCTTACGGCGACTTCTCGCGTGCGTACTCGCTGGTGGACCGAATCGCGATGACCATGCTGCGCGATCCATTCACCCAGGCAACGTCCGGCAACATTCGCTTCCTGTTCCGCCGCCGCCTCGGCGGCATGGTCGTGCTGCCGGAAGCCATCCGCAAGCTGAAGTGCTCGATCTAATCGATCGCACCTGATCCCTCGGCTTCGGCCGAGGTAATCCCATCCCAGAATAAGGAATCACCATGCGTGACCTGAAATCGAACATCAAGCGCGTGCCATCGCTGGCGCCGCAAAGCCTTACCGCCGCTGCGAACGGCACGAGCATCGACCGCTTCGGCTTCGAATCTGCCGCCGTGTCGTTCAATTGCGGCGCCATCGGCGGCACCACGCCGTCGTACACCCTCGAAGTGCAGGAAAGCGACGACAACACCACCTTCACCGCAGTTGCTGACAAGGACCTGCAGGGCGCCGAGCCGGTTATCACCACCACCAATGCCGGCGTGTTCACTATCGGCTACCTGGGCGTAAAGCGATATGTGCGCCCAGTCGTTAAAACCGTCGCCGGCACCTCGCCGACGCTGCTGATCGAGGCAAGCGTCATTCTGGGCCATCCGCGCAATCGTCCGACAGTCTGACCGCGATGAAGATCCGCATGCTAAGCACGGCGCCAGGCTCGATTGATGGCGTCCGCGTCGCTAGTTATGAGGCCGGCGTTGAATACGACCTGACGAACACGGATGGCGCCCGCGCGTTAGCGCAGGCCTTCGTCGGCGCCGAACTGGCGAAGAGGGTGGCGGCAGTTGACGCGCCAAATCCTGGCGAGCCGGATGGAGGCGCCGCGGAGACGGATGCTCTTGGTCCGGAGACCGGCGATTCGGCGGTGCCGTCAAAACCCGGTCGCAAGCCAAAAGCGCAGTAACCCCATGAGCCCCGAAGCCGCCTCCTGGCTCGCCAACGTGCGCGCCGAGGCCGCGGCTCCGGGCGCTCTCTTCGTCATCGTTCGCAGCAAAACTGCCTCGGTGGCGATTCCCCCTGAAGACATAGTCGGCAAGTCCGACGACGAGCTGCTGGCGTTTATTGCTGGCCGGCTCGCTGAACAATGAAAGGCCGTCATGGCAATCGCACCCACCGACTTCACGCAGCGCCTGTCTGGCGGCGCAGCGAACAACAGCGTCAGCGCATCCATTGGCGGTGCCAAGTCGAGCAACGCCGCGCCTGCCGGGCGCTTCGGCACGATCAGTGGCGCGGAAGCTGCCGCCGGCGTCGTCAAGTACCGATGCACCTACGTGCAGAACGGGCACGGCACCCTCACCGCAATCGGCGCCACCGTGGCCGTGCAGTCAGACACGCCTGACGCGGGCACCATCGTCGCTGTCGGCGTGGGCGCAGCTGCCGTCAACGCCCCGGAAACCGCCATCGCCAACGAAACTACCGCGCCGGCTGGCGTCGCGTTCGCGACGTCTGCCACGCTGGGCGACATCCCTGCAGGCCAGTACCGCGCCGTTTGGGAGCGTCTGACCGTCTCGGCGGGTGCTGCGGCTGTCACTGGCGACGCGTACAACCTGCGCCTCACCTGCGACACGGCAGCTTAACCAGGGGCCGCTATGACAAGGGGCGCCCTTACCCTGATGTCGACGCCCTCCGTGGGCGTCCCCGCAGGCAGCTTCCCGTATGGGATGGACGCCAATAACAAGAACGCCTATGCGGTTCTTTCGGCATCCCCGTTTGGTATCGCACAGTTCGCAATCGATGCGAATGGTCAGCTCGGGCAGATCGCGGGGAAGCCGGCTGTCGTGGCCGGCGGCAGCGCTGCAAATGCGCGCTGGTGCAAGATCACCGCCGACGGTAAGTTCCTGATCGTAGGGGCAAGCGGGAATAGTTCAGTTTGGGTCTTCGCAATCGACCAAACTGACGGCTCGCTGACGTACCTAGGAAAGCCCGTGGGAACGAACGTCAGCGCGCCGTCTGGCGTCGCGTTCTCGCCCAATGGTAACTGGGTGCTTGTCCCGATGTCCGGGTCAAGTAAGCTCGTGGTCTTCTCGCTCGACGCGTCCGGCAACATGAACGCCGGGACGGCTTACGCTTGCGGCAACGCCCCGCAAGGCATCGCCATCAGCGCGCCCGATGCGAATGGCATCTGCGGCGTGTACGTGCCCAGCACCGGCAATAAAACTGTCGTCTGCTTCAGCTTCGATCAGACGAGTGGCATCATCACGCCAACGTCGACGCCGACGATTCCCGCTCCGTCCAACTTCCCGAACGCGGCCAAGATCACGAATGACGGCCTGTTCCTTTATGTGGCTTGCGACTCGGCCAACTACCTGACCGGCGTCTACTCGCGCGACCCGGCGACAAATAACCTGACGGCACTCGCCAGCCCCGCGCAGACCACCGACAACAATGGCGGCCCGTGGGGAATCGAGCTTTCGAAAGACGCAACTAATACATCCGTGTACGTCGTGCAAAGCGATGCACAGCTGGTTTCGCAGTACGACCGTAACACGGGGTCGGGGTTGCTGGCGCCAAAAACACCGGGCTCCGTGAACACGCGGTCCCCGGCCGGCGCGCGTGTAGGTAGCGGCGGCCCGTATGGCTTCGTTGTCACCCCGAACAACAAATGGGCATACAGCACCGAAAAGGGCATTGACTCGATCGCGCAGTTCAACGTCGAACAGGATGCTTCGAGCACGACCACTATCACCACGGATTTCCCGGGCATCTTCGACGTACGCGCCGCCGTGACGAAAGACGTGGGCGGCAGTTTCGATGTGCTGGCGAGCCTAGCCGTAGATTTTGCGGGATCGTTCGACGTGCGGTCAGGCGTGGTCACGGACTTCCCTGGATCGTTCGGCGTGCTGGCTAAAGTCTCGTGCGATTTCATCGGGACGTTCGACGTCCTGGCCAAGGCTTCGCGCGACTTCATCGGAACTTTCGATATTAGACAGCAGGTCTTCCGTGACTTCGTCGGAACGTTCGACGTCCAAGGCGGCGCTAGCTCGATCGATGTTTCAAAAATTTCCCCGGCGCGCGTCATCGTGTTCGAAGGCAGCGGTAGCCGCGTCGTCGTGTTCGAGAGCAGTGGTCCGAGAGTGAGGTTTGACCAAATGAGTGCAATACAGCCAACCAAAACCGGCGAGAAGTGGACGGTCGCCCGCGATCCGGATGAGAAGAGCCACTACGCCGCCGACATCACGGACGAGCTGACGGATCGCGCAACCACGGCAGTATCTGTGGAACTGGTTCTAGTCGGCGTAGTGCAGCTCGAGCTTCCGCAAATCCAAGTGGCGACCTTGGCGGGCGTTCAACGCACCTTCGTCGTGGCCTTCCTGGGCGGGACGGATACGGATCCGCCGGAAGGCTGGAAATGGGTGGCCCGCGTTACCTGTGCCAACGGTGAGCGATTCGACAAAACCACGTGGTTCGACAAGGTGGATCCCTGATGATCAACATCGCCGATCTCCCAGCTGTGCGTGGCCAGTTTGAGCGCGTCGCAGCAGCTTCGGAAGAGCAGAGCGCTGCACCAACTGCTGATGCGGATGGTGTCGGCGCGCCGCGTGCGTACAGCGTGGCCGATTTGCCCGCGGTGAAAAATAAGCTGGCAAGCGAGTCGGCACCGGCGCCTGTCGAATACGCACGGGCCCCGGACGGGCCGGGCTACCAAGCCGCGAACGGACGCCCGCCGGCTACGCAAAGGAACTCCAGATGAGCACACGACTGATCACGCCTCCAGTAGAACTGGCGGTGTCGATGGAAGCTGCGCGGCGATCGGCTCGAGCAAGCGGTACAGCCCTGGATGCCGAGATTACGGATAAGGTCCTGGGCTTCACCGAGGAGGCCGAACACGAGACTGCGCGCGCCTTCATCACGCAAACTTGGGAGGAAGCGCTCGACGCCTTCCCGGCCGGACTGCGCGGCGGCGCCGGTGCGATCCAGCTGACGAAGTCGCCGGTAGCCAGCGTGGCGCACGTGAAGTTCTACGATGCGTCTGGCGTGCTGCAGACGCTCGACCCGGCGGATTACATCGTCGACGACAAGAGCGAGCCGGGATACATCGTGCCGGCACAAGGGAAGGCCTGGCCTGCGACTGCAGACCGCATCAATGCCGTCGAAGTCCAGTACGTAGCGGGATATGGCCCGAGCTCCGATGATGTGCCGGCTGCGGTCAAATCGTACATCCTCGGCAAACTGGAGGACGCCTATTACCCTAGCAGCGGCGCGCAGTACCTGTGTCGCCTGCTTG